TTGATAAGGAATATTGTATCACAGTAGTGTTCGTCACCCCATGAATTGAACGGCCATCCGTCTGTGAACATAACAAACTTCTTGGGTTCGATTCCTTGTTCTTTCATGTATTCCCAATTACATTCAAACTCTGTACCACCACCTGAACCCAGTTCGTAGTCAAGAAGATCTTCTGAGTTGTCTGGTGTAAACACAACTGGATTAAACACCTCTGTGTCAAAACTCCATAAGTGTATTCTAAAGTCTTTGTATTGATCCATAATATTTTTAACCTCTGTAAGGAACTCGGTACATTGTTCATTGCTTATTGATCCGGATGCATCAAGAGCCAAGCATATGTCGATCATCTCATCATTGGCCTGTCCTGGTAGTATGGCAGATGTGTGCCATGATTTTCTACTTGGTCTCATCCAAGTGTAGTCTGACTTGATAGTACTCATTATCTGTTGTTGTAGTATTTCTCTCCAGTCCATTTTAGGCTCTGTAAGATCACTAACCAATCTTTGCAAAGCACCTGGCAAATTACTAGCACCTGTCGACTGTGCCGCACTCACCATTGCTTCTTTAACTTCGTCTCTGATCTTTTTAAGTTCTTCTTTGGTGTATATAGGTTTTCCTTTACCTGCCTTATTTGCTTTGTCTCCACCTTCACCTTCGGCTTCACCCCACTCCTGGTGATCGTCCATCAGCTCACCTAGTTTCTCTAAGAACTTCTTACCGTTCTTCTTTGCAGTCTTAAACAGGTCATCGTAAATTCTTTCTGAAGCCCAGTCCTTGTACTTGTCGTCCTGGAAGCCTTTGTTCTCACCTTTCTTGCCTTTGGGCATGTCACCGATGTTTGAATCTTTCAATATCTGGTTCACGGCATAGTCCGCCGCTATGTTCCAAAGTTGTGGATCTCTGTTTCCTATTCTCACAAGCATGTGTTCAAATACATTGTGCAACACCTCATGTCCAAACAAGAACTCTGCTTCTTTGGGTGTAAGTGAATCTATGAACTTCGTGTTGTAGAAGAAGTGTCTACCATCTGTGCCTGCTGTCGGACACCAGTCGTCTGCATTCACAAGTTTAAGTCTTGTTGCAAGGTTGCCAAAGAACGGATGTTTCAGTAGTAAGGCAATCCTTGCCGTAACCAATTTGTCTATGATGAGTTGATCTTTGTATGTTGACACTATTTAGACTCCATAGCAGTAATGACATACTTGCCAAACTTCTTATGGAACCTATCAAATGATTTTAACTTGCTAGGATCGAACGGAAGTTTGTAATTTGTTAAGGCAATCTTCGCACCCATAACAACCAACTCTGTCTCAAAGTTGTCCATCATGTAGTTGAAGAACCTATCCGCTTGTTCATTCCAAGTCTTGTCTTTCTTCTCGTGTGCCTGTTGTAGTTCATAACACAAGGAAACTGTAAGAGAATACATCGCTGATATCTCTTTACTCTTCAGATCCTTGACCTTACCGCTCAATATGTCTGATGGGTTTGGTAACTGACCGCTAATTTTACGATGATTCATAAACTTAACGGCCAGCCCTTCTCCTACACAACCTGCAACGAGGTCAGTGAGCGTACTTTCTGGCAGGTCATCTGATAGAAGCTGGGAAACGAAACTCCATGATCTTGGAGTTGCGAATGATCTAGAACTACCTCTAGGATCAAAATCGTATAAATCTTGTTTTGCAAATGTACAATAACCTACAACATCAGGATGTATGTGGTTAGTAGTTGCCCATTCCATCCAATCTTCAAAGTCCACTCTCAATTCTATGTGGACAAATCTGTTTGCCAATGGGGCCGGCATTCTGTAAGTGACACCCTTGTCACTGTCTCTGTTTCCTGCCGCTACAATTGAAACATCTTTGGGTAGGTGATACTGTCCTACTCTTCTGTTTAATATAAGTTGATAAGCCGCCGCCTGTACAGCCGGTGCCGCCGAGTTTAACTCGTCTAAGAAAACGATTGCATTAGACTTGGGATCAGTTGGCAATTCTGCCGGACTCGCCCAGACCATGTTGTTCTCTTTTGCATTGTAATAAGGAATACCCTTGATGTCTGTAGGTTCCCATAAAGGAAGTCTGATATCAATAACTTCTCTGCCTTCTGCATCTGCGATCTGTTTAACGATATCTGATTTACCAATACCTGGTGCTCCCCACATCATTATGGGTCTCTGTAATTTGATACAATGTGTTAGTGCTGATTTGGCCTCGTTTGGACCAACTGTTCTGTTTTGACTGCCTATTGCCGCCTCTTTGTTTTTGTTTGTTCTCGCCATTTTGTACACTCCTGTAAAATGTTGTTATAGTATCATTATAACAGAATTGTAGTATGCGTCAACCTGGTAATTGTAGTTAAAAAGTCGCAGTTTTACTGGCTTTCTTTGTCCTCGGATTTGCTCATTGCCCTTGCTAGGCCATATTTTGTGACATCTCCTGCAAACAACATGAGCTGTAAAGCCATCTTTTCCATGGTCACTATGATCTTTGACTTGTCAACAAAGTATGGACAATCAACAAATTCATCTAACCAGAGGTATGTTTGAGGTGTGAATATGATCTTGTTGGGAAATTTGATGGTATATGTTTTTAGATCCAACGATTCGATCCAATCAAACCCTAGTTTGGTAAGTCTCAGTGATCTAGACTCGTAGTTCTCTCTTACATTCTGCCACCATGTGAAATAGGCGGTCTTGACGCTCTCATCATGCAGGGGTTGATCCTTGAGCATGAGGAAGGTACGGGTGTATGCTGTCTTGCGATCCATACAATTAATTATCTAGTGAATTTGTCGCCGGTTTTTAAAATGTACACACCAAACTTGTCTGTGTTGTGCTGTGTGTTCAGTTTCTTTGCTAGGTTCTCTGCGTGACCTGGATTGGAGAATGACACTTTCTTGTACTTGGGTCCAGGATAATTGGCAACCAAGCTAGATGATTTCAAGTTGATAGGTTTACCATCATAGAACACTGCCCAGATTCCCTCGGCCTGCAGGACCTCATCCAATTTGAACGTGGTCTTATTGGAAGATTGCAGTATGACTGTAGGTTTTGGTCTGCTCATAGTTTATAACTATATTTACCAAAAATTGTATTGTGAAGATGCTATTTGTCTTTAGAGAAGCCACCACCGTCCATCTCGATGCTTATCGTTGAAGCCTGTTGGGCAACTTTTAGGGCTTCGATGATTTCCTCTTGGATAGTGACCATTCTTGTCATGACCTGCATCAAGGAATCGGCTAATTGATCAGCTTCTTTGGCCGGGATCACGATTTGTTGTTGACCCTGTTGTCTTAGAGTCCTAATCCTGCCTAGCAGATCTTCAATCGGTCTTGTCTGAATTTTTGAGTGCTTCATTTAATTGTGCTACCATTTCTGTTTTTGATTTGATTGGACCTTTGTATGGGTATCTTTGTAGTGTAATTATCTTTGGACAGTATGCTTTACGCCAATTCACAGTTTCAAATTTTACAATGTAGTACCCTGCACAGAACATAGATTTGGATTTAGGTGTTTTTGTGTAAAGGGGTAAGTTCTTCTGCACGTCCCATAACGGGTTGTGTGGTTTCTGCGAACAGGGATACCCATGCACCTCAAAACTTTCTGCTTGTTTGACATCCCATTTGTCTACTGCTTTTTCTTCCTCTTGTTTTACTGTTGGCTCACTGAATATGTGGAATCCAAACTTTTGAAAGAGACTCTCCTGTGTATGAAAAACTTGTGTTTCTTTTTGCTTGGATAAAAATATCCAACCGTTGTCTTCTTGCTTCTGTAGGGTACCTAACTTGTTACCGTTTTCTTCAACAATCCAGAACTTGTCTTTTACTAATGTCTTTGCCCTTACTGTCATGATACTAACCTCGCATTGAATGGTTCAACATACAGTTGTGCCTGTTCGCTAATTCTTTGTAAATCATACTTGCCACAGAACCTCATGAATCTGACTCCCACTTGATCTATTGATTTGTTCTCGGCCATGGCTTGTGCAATAGTTTGATCCATCTCTTCCACGATTGCTTCGGGCTGTGCATGTAGGTCAACTAAAAATTTATTTCTTTCATAGTCTTCCATTACTCTGTGTTCCTTGCCGTCATGATCTACCCACTTGCTCAACATCAGATTGTTCCATGTGTATCCTTTTTCTTTACGATCTGCAAATGCTTCTCGTAATCCTATCTTGTTTTTTGTGCCTTTTGTTCTCACACCTGGGTATGCACTAAAGATGTTATCGCTAGGATCACCCCTCATTGATTTCTCAAATATAAGCCATTCTATATCAGGTGCAGGCTTGGGTGCTTTTAATTTTTTGTCTATAATTGGATTGCCTTTTGGGTCAAACCATCCCTCATGTGTCATTGTAACTTCACTAACACCATTGTACTGTCTAACTTTGGGTGTTATCAGCTGATTAAGATCTTTGTCTGTGCTAATGATAACATGATTAGTGTCTGGGTGCTTGTCTATCCAACGTGCAATTAGATCATCTGCTTCTGTTCTTGGATTCTGTAGCACTGTGACGTTAGTTTTAGTTCTAATAAAGTCTGTAAAGTCATCGTAGCACTCCCAAAACACATCATTCTCTTCTTTTTCCTTGTCAGTCATTGCCGCAACAAGTTCTTTCCTGTTCCTCTTGTAGGGTGCATAGTGATCCTTACGCCATGATCTACCTTCCAAACAGAACACCACATGAGAACCATCAAAGTCCTGCCATGCTTTCTTGACTGAAGCGAACATAATATGTATGGCCATGCCAATCTTCTCAGATGCATCTCCCCTTACAACATGTCTAGCCCTAAAGAATGTGTTTGCTGTATCTACAAGTATATGGGTCATTATGAGACCTCTGTCTTGCCGTCATCTCTTCTAGTCATTTTTACATAACCCGAAGCATTGACATCTAGGCCTTGCTCATTGCCAATGGTCTGACATAGTGTTTGGAACCACTTGTCAACGATCTCTTCTTCGCTCTCGCCTTGATACCCAGATTGTTTCAACATGTTCACGAACTCAGGATTCCAGTCTAGCTCAAAGAAACCGTTCCTAGGATTCTCAGGATTAACATTTAGATTGAGAACTTTTACAACTGGCTCTTCGCTCTTCTTAGAACCTTTGTTGTTCTTCTTGATTGTT